TGCCTTAGCAGATGCAGCACCACGAATGGGCTTAGGGATGTGAATAACGTCACCCTTCTTGCCAGTCATAGCGAGACGCTTGACAAGGGGAGCCATCTTCAGGTTCTTTTGATAAGCGGCAATAATTTCATCCGACCAAATCTCGGGGATGAAAGTACCCGCAGCAGTTTTGTCTACTACAGCATTAGCTGTAAAGTAGGCACCAGAGGTTTCGCCAGCCATGATAAATCTCCTTTAGGCTATTTGACCCTCTTCTCTGCATAGGCTGCCATAATTTCAGGCTGTAGTGCCATGTAGCGATCAGGGTCATCTTGCATAAGTTTAATAATGTCAGCACGACGATAAACTTTTTTGCGAGATCCCTCTGCCGTTCCCCGAGCATTGCCTGTATTAGCCGACTTTACTGCATTCTTACGAGCTGTTTTTTCAGCTTGCGCTGTCTGTTGAACTGCTTGGTTTTTCTCTTTCCAGAGACTAAACAATTCGTTTGCAGCATCATAATCGTACAGTTGGTCAGCCTGAACAAACAACTGTGTTCGGACTTTTGATCCTTTAATCCACTCTGCAAACTTAGGATTCTGCAATACAGCTTCCATGTCTGGGTGGCGTTGTTGAAGTTGTGCTAGCGTTGCTTGCTTTTTAGCTTGCTCTGTATACGCCTGCGCTTCCCTAATCTTAGGATGATTGTCTATAGCTCGACTAACAGCAGTCTTGGGATCGACAAAAAAATCAACATCACTTTCATCGTCTTGTTGCTGTTCTAGAGGTGCTTGTTGTGTCGAGAGTTGTGTCTGGATGTAATCATCAACAACTTTTCTTAGCTCACCCACTTCCGTACTCTGTTTGCCTGAAAACTTTTCAAGCTCTTGGTGCATCTGTACAAGGTCTTCGACAGATTTACCACGGTACTTTTCTGGCAGCTCAGGACTTTCTTGAGGTTGCTCCTGATTTTCAGGAGTCTCAATCGAGTCTTGGGTTTCTAGCTGATCTGTTGTTTCTGTTTCGTCTTCCAAACGCTCTTCAATAAGTGTCGCTCGTGACATTAAAACTTACCCCGCCCGCATTAGGTTGTGGAGAAATATAGGAGTTGCCCGCTAGGATTCCTGCTTGGTTTGCCCAGCATTCTCATGCTCTCGCACCCACTTCATGTGCCTGCCTGGAAAATCTCCAGATGCACCGTCAAGTACATGATGAGTAGCTGATGCAATTTTTGTAGCGTTAGCGCCACACCCGCACCTACTGGATGTGACGCCTCCTTCTACAAAGTCTTCAAATGTATGTCCATTTTCACAGCGAAAATCAAATACTTTAATCATCTTCGTCTGCAGGCTTGGATGCCTCGTCGTAATTGTTCTGTACGATAGTTTCCATGTTAATCAAGTGGGCTAATACATTTAGTTGTCCCTTGCGAAAAAACATATCGTCAGCATCTTTAACGGCTTCAATGCTATTTATATTTACAGCGTTGTTGCCAAAATCCTGCATTAGCTGTTTCCAACCATCAGTTTGAAAAAGATTAAAGTAATTGTCGTAGTACTGTTGAGTTTCAGAATCCATATAAAAACCTTTTCCGCTTATAATAAATAAATCTATAGAGGGGGTTTGTCAACTCTTTTTTGTATTCTTACGTCTTCTTCCGGACGCTGTTACTGCATGTTTAATTCTAGCGGGGCCAGTTTTGCGAGATGCAGAACTCCGTTTTTCAGCTGCTGTCATCTTAGCTGCAACCTTTTTTGGCCTGCAAGATGGATAAGGGCGTTTAGATTTTGTTGCAGACTTTCTGCCGCAAGGCTTTCCGGTCTTTACATCAACCCACTCTTCCTTAAACCATTTCTTAAGTGCAGCGCCTTTTTTACTTTTTCTTACGGCCACGTTTGTTGCCCCAATTTTTAGCGCCTACCTTACGACACTTAGCTACAGCGCCAGACGCATACGCAGAAGGCCAAACCTTGTAACGGGCTTTGACCTTTTTCGCGCACGCATCATTTGCCTTCTTCTTTTTGGCAGGCACTATTACATGCCTTTATTTTTCTTTTTTTTAGGCTTGGCTTTTTTCTTTTTTGGTGGCCTTCCAACTCTGGTTCCGTATGTTCCAGGTCCCTGTGGCATAGCTATCTCCTTACCAGTTTTTGCAAGACCAATATCTTGCTGTAAGTTTGCTTGGCTTATCAGTATCGCACTTGTGCCTAGCCCTAAAAGACTTTCTTCTAGCAGGCTGGTCTTTCTTTATCTTCATTTTAGCATCACCAAAACGAATCGTCTTGGTCTTATCGCCTTCCTTGGCAACAACAACAAACTTTTTAGTCGGATGACTCGGCGTTCTCTTCGGCTTGTTGTATCCGCTTACGCCTGCCCGCGCTAGCTTTGGGTCTTTTTTCTTGCTCATTAAGTTTGGCCTCCAAATCCTTGACCTTGTTCTCCAGCAAGTCCAATCTGTCGAACTGGTCTTTGAACGCTTGGTTGATTTGGTGTAGAAACTGGTTCATTTCTGTTTGTGTCATTAGCATTGGGACGTTTTCCTTCTATAGCTTTCTCTTTTAAAAGGGCATCTGCTACCTTGAGCCTACGCTCAAACTCTTTATCTTCCTCGTCTCCAGCTTGGAGATTGCGGGTAATTGCATTGATCTTTTCAATTTGCAGCTCTTCTGGAGCCAACTGAGTCTCAATAGCGTACTTCTGCGCTCTAGCCTGAGATTCGGCAGCCTGAGCCTGTAACGCCGCAGTCTGACTCTGCTGGAACTCCAGCTGAGACTGTTGTGCCATTTGCGCCATCTGCTGCGCTTGGGGATTAGGCTGTGATGCTTGTTGCATTGCGCCAATAAGCTCTTCGCGATTCGACAGATTCATGTTGTCGATAATACTTTGGATTAGCACAGGATATAGCGGGCTGTCTTGCTTCATAGTCTGTAGTAGCTGAACCAGCTGAGTTACCTCGTACTCACGGGCAATAATGCCCAAAGTAGACGTAGCGTTAAACTTATAGTCAGCCACGGGGTAGTTCTCAGGGTCAAACTGCATATACCTGTGCGCTGCCTTTGTTACAAACGGCAGCAAAAATGATTGCTGAAAATTAATCAAAGTGCGCTTATGGCGTTTAATAATAGCGCCGAGAGACATGCTGATCCCAGCAGCAGTAGCCTCGCCATTAACCTGCCCAGCAATGCCTGCTGAGTCAACCGCCCCTGTAGCCTGTTGAACCATCTGCTGTAAAGCAGACGCCTGCCCAAACGTAATTTGATTAACTTGACCAAAGTTAAATGGCTGCAATACCTCACGGGGATCTCCGTTGGTAAGAATCATTTTGCCCGGTCTAACTTCGGGCTTAGCGCCTCGCGGTAAACGTGTCGCGTCAATAGCCATCATAGGATGGATTGTTAAACTCAACGCATCAATGCGCGCTCGAAGCTCAGTGTCTAAAGCCTTCTGGCTGTTATAGCCCTTCTCGCAAACACCACGGCCCCAAAACCGTCCTGGCACCACATCCCAAGGAAATGCCACAACTGGACGATCTCCCATCATGTATGGGTTCGCGCTTGCCTTAAGCAACACGCCGCCGTTTGCAATAACAACAATTGCTTCGGTGTACATTGTGTCTTCTTCTACATCAACGCCCTCTTCTTTTAGAAGGTCAGTAGGAACTAATCCATAGTATTTGGTTAGCCGAACCTTATCGTCGTTGTAAATTGTTAAGTCTTGATCGGGCTCCAAATCTGTATCGGGAGCAGCAGAGCCTACATAAGAATCGCGATATACGCCTTGCTCTTGCAGGATTTCAACGCTGTGCTTAGAAACAAACTCATCAATAGCAACGCCCATAGCGTCATCAACTGAAGTCGCCACAGGGTCAATCAAAAAGTTTTGCGGCAAAACTGGCTTTAGCTTTACCATAATTCGATCTGTGATATTAACGCCAACAGCCTGCAAGTCCCCATTCATTACGGGCTCTGTAGCAGGGGCCATTTCTTTTATTTCTTCTAGCGTTATTTCACCAATGCCCGTGCCAAAAACAGCAGAGTTAATCAAACACTCTGCAACTGCTTTACGCACCTTGCATGACTCAAAATCTTCTGAAAGTTTCTTCCTAAGATAAAGCGCCTCTTGCTTTTGCGAATCCGCAAAGTCATCAGCAATATCAAACCACTTGCCTCGACCAAAGGTAGCCTCTTCTAGCTCTGCTACGTTAGACTCTACAGCCTGCTGAAGCGCAGGAGAGATAATTCTAGAACGCTCAGACGCTCGCTCAGAGTCAGCAGGATCCCATTGACCTCGCCATAACCGATAGTATTCCTCAAACTTAGCCTCGTAATTAGACTCGTAGTAATCCCGCCAGTTTTCACACTTGGTCATTACCCAATCCTCTAAGGACTCTTCCATCATTAAAGAATCTGGGCTATAAATATCGTCTGCCATAATGTCAGCCTTAAATAATTGCTATGCTATATCCAAGCGTAAAAAATACTGCAACGGAAATTGCATATATACCATAAGTATTAAATTTTCTAAAAACTTCTTTTCTCAATTTAGTATCCTGCCACTACATCTAGTATTTCGTGATCTTCAATTTCGTAGTCGTAGTGGTACGCCACTTGCGCTAATTGGTCGATATACGCCAGTGCGTCAACCAAGTCATCGTGGGTTAGTGGATCTGGAAACTGAAACAACTGGTCTAAGAATCTGTTGTTCCACTCACCTTTGTTTATTGCTACGTAGCCGTTTTCAAAACGCCCCTGCAGCGCCCACATAACTCTGTCAGTCTTCTTTTTGTTTCCGTGAGTTAACTCTTCGACACGGAAAAACGTGCCATACCGCTTTTGCAAGTCTGTTAGCGGGCTCATTACCGCTTGCTTGGCAATTCCCCTTTCAATACCAACACTGACGGGTCTGTAGTCTCTAACGGCCTGAAATATCTTGGTGGCAGTTTCGTCAAGGCTCCACCGCCCATGTATAATGTTATCAACGTACCAACCATCAGGACTAACTTTAACAACAGCAATTGCCGTTTCATCCAACTTTGTATTCTTTGTTCGCTTCTTGTTTACTTCTTCAAAGCCAGCCAAATCCACAGCAATATAGTAATCCCCTACTTCTGGCTCTTCTCCGTACTGTACCCAGTCTTCTTTAAACATTTCGGAGCCTCTTGCTTCAAATGAGGCCATGAACTCTTGTCTAAAGGCGTAGCTCGACATTGACTTCCTTGCTGTGTCAATCTCGTTAGGGTCGAGGAGCGGGTTGTCATAACTAGTAAAGTGCCAGCCCCGATAAGTTTCATCGTCTCCTAGCTCCGCAATTTTATACAGCTCGTAAAAGTGGTTTCTGCCCATAGGCGTACCTATGAACATAGCCGCGCCTTTTTGGTCAGCCAGTGCTGGACGGAGAATCTGCTCCCATACGTCAGGCTTCATGTCTGCGTACTCGTCCATCACAAGAAACTTCAAGGACACACCACGCATTGTCTCTGGCCTATCGGCTCCTTTGAGACTAATCGTGGCCCCGTTGACCAGCTTGATCTGCAGGTTGTTAATGTGACTACCTGCTATCACAGGGTGTCCTAGCTCCAACAGGGTCTGCCACATAATGTCACGGGCCTGACCCTGAGTGGGCGCAACGTAAAAAACGTGGCCTTTGTCGGCCTGCAGCGCATTGATGATTAACATCCACGCTGCGAGTCTGGATTTCCCTGTCCGTCTTCCTGCAGCGACTACCTTAAAACGTGTAGGGTCGGAATAAACTTCCTGCTGCCATGGAAGCAGCTGAACATTAAGATCCGCCACCGCTTAAGCACTGCTTGTTGTACTGAATGTCTGCAAAGGTAGCACCACCTGTCGGCTCGTAGTAGTCACAAATGTTGTACTCACCATCGTTGTTGGTGTCACACGTCTTTTGCCAGTAGATGTACCCAAACGTGAAACCTACTGATGTGTCAAAGTCTGCACAGGCCTGAGAAAAGCCATACTCATCAACATCCGTAAAACCCCCCGTAGACCCCGTAGAACCCGTAGATTCCGTAATTTCTGGCTCTACATAGTCCCTTTTTGTTGATGGAGATTGTTTTAAAAAAATAACATTTCCATTATGAGTATAGGTATAAGTTTGCATCCTATATAAAGGATGTGATTCAGGAGATATATAAATTAACTCGCCTTCTTCTAAGGTATAGGTAGATCCATCGTCGTAGCTAATCAATGTCTCTGCTTTTACTTGATATGCAAAGACAGACAGCAAAATTGCTATAACAACAAATGCTCCAAAAAACTCGTATCCCTTATTCATAACTACCCCTTTTTGATTATGCCCCATTAAAGTTTACAAAGATTGCGGGTTGCTCTAGCAAGTCAAATGTTACAACAAACTCCATGTCTCCTGCCGATGTAGTGTACGCCTTGATAGCGTCACCAGCTTGGAGAACAAACACTGCGTTACCGTCAATTAACAAAAAGTCTTTAGCTGATACGTTACCACCGCCTAAAATATCTACACGGGTTCCGTCAGCTTTGTCTACGTAGATTCCAGCACCGTTAGTAGAG